AAAATAGTCGATTTAGCGCTGCGTGGTTCATACTTGACAACCTATCAATCACTTGTCGATGAACTATCGACAGCATGGCAACGTGTAGGTACTCCCCCGGTGGAATCGTCCTTCCCACCTCGTTACGGAGAATTTACCCGCATCGGTGGATTGTGGTATCAATTTGATGGTGAAAGCTCTCGTCAATTCTTCCCACTAGAATCAACTCTACACCCAGAAGCCCCTCCACTCGATTCTACTTGGTTAAACACACTAACATCCGAATTGAATGTCCGCGGTCCAATTAGTTGGAATCTTGCCACTCCTGTAATTAAATTTCCGCAAGATCCGTCAATAATTGCAACAAATCAATCGTGGTTTGACGGTGAACAAGTTGTGCGATATGATGGAGTTGGCTGGGTGGATCAGGTCTCCTACATCCAAGCTACAGATCCAGCAGCTGCACCAGTATTAACTTCCGCATCTTTCTGGAATAACAATTCAACATTCTTCCGTTGGAATCCAGCCGCTCGCAATTGGAGCCAGGTAATGGTTGTCCAATTCCACGTTGATCCGCTGCAGGTCCCAAACGGAACGATGTGGTACAACCCAATTTCACTATCGTTACAACTGTGGAATGGCTTGGTTTGGGTCAGCTTGACGTTTACCAACAACACGAAAGCACCGTCGACTCCACTAGCAAATGCACTATGGTTTAATCCATCGACGAATGTGCTATCTAAGTTTAATGGACTTACGTCTGAGTGGGAACAAAATAACGTAATTATCGTAATGAAGCCGATAAACAACGTATCAACAGGAGATCTGTGGTACAACACAACCACTGCCGAACTGAACGAATATACGACAGTTGGTTGGATTGATGTTTCTGTAACGACAGTTACCTCAATCACAGATCCATCGATCTCACCATCGATTGCTGAAGGAACTTTGTGGAAAAACATTAACACTAATACATGGTTCTCTCGCAGTGGGACCAAATGGGTAGGGGTCAACGTGCTCGAAACGCCAACAGACCCCCAAATGATTACATCTGGGTTTTGGTATAACCAAGTGACAGCCACTTGGTACAAACGTCTCGGCTCAATGTGGAGTGTAATTGTACCAACATACACAATTCCGTATGACCCAACAGCACCTCAGCTTGGTGCAACTTGGTTCAATGGGTCAGTACTACGTCAACGAACAACAGCCGATCAGTGGACCCACGTCCCCTTCACAACCTCTCCAACCACAATCCCCAATGGGCAACGGTGGTTAAACACTGATACTAATGTTATGGTGAAGTGGGTAGATACTAAGTGGGTAACCGAGGTAGCCCCGTACAAGGTTGAATTCACCTCGTACAACGATATTCTAATAACATCAGCAGCGTGTGGGGAGCCATCGTACATTGAAGTAATAAGTGCACCAATCTTTTTTACAGTACTCAAGCTAATTACACAACCACCAACGCCAGGACTAGATGGATCATCCAGCACACCAATGTACAACCAATTAGGCGTGGGCACAGACGGTAGCGTCGACGAGCGCCGAATGATTATCGACAACTTGTACACTCGGCTAGGTCATCCAATCATTAACGTCGAGCTGACACGAGGTCAGATGGACTTAGCTGTGCAAAAGGGGTTAGATTACATCCGTCGTGACAGTGGAGCTGGATACAATCGCGGATACTTTTTTATCACCCTCAACCCAGGTCAGCAGCAATACACACTGACCAGTAAGGCAGTCGGGTTCAATAAGATTGTCGACGTTCTATACGTATATCGTCCTCGTGGCGGATTCTTGAATTCAACATTTGGTGGGGAAATCTATGGCCAGCAAATGTTGCAACAGCTGTATGTGTCGGGCACTTTCGATATCTTGACATACCACTTACTTGCTGGATACCAAAGTGTCGTCTCCAAGCTATTTGCATCTGACTTTACATTCCAGTGGTCCGAGCGGACTCGTGTACTGGCAATTCAGCGTAAGATTGGTCGCAGCGAGCGCGTGCTCATTGATGCAGTTATTGAGCGCACTGAACAGGATTTGTTGACAGATAGAATAACTAAAAATTGGGTCGAAAACTGGGCATTGACTGAAGCAAAAATAATGCTTGGTGAAATGCGTGGAAAATACCAAAGTTTGCCAGGAGCGGGTGGAACAATTTCGATGAATGGTGCTGAACTAAAAGCCGAAGCAGTCGCAACACAATTGCTGCTGAAACAGGAAATTGACGACTTTGTTGCTTCTGATGTTGAAACATGGGGAATTGGTGCAGCGATCACCAGGGGCTAATTAATGAGTATCTTTCTTGATCCAACAATCATCCCACCTACGCTGCCGCCCGAGCAGCGAACGCTGCTTCCAAACACTGTGAAATTTGTTGAGCGCAACACGTGCCCACCAGTAGATGGATGTGAGACGGATGATTGTGCTCCGTTACCACACTTGGCTAAACAACGTGCCGAATCATTGCAAGGACCAGGGTGCATTGTAATTGCTCCTAATGGATTAACGCATTCTACTGCCCCACCACCAAAATTACCAGCAGCGGGTCAATTGACAACCCGGCTTGCTGATAATGCATACATTAATGATCTAGCGCTCCAGCAGTTAAACATGGGTGGTGCAAATGCATGCGTGTTTAAGTTATTGGGAGTGCATCAGCAGGGTACACTAATTGACGCTGCAGGATTTGGGACCGCAGTCGCAAGTGACTTTGTCCCAGGATTCCCACCATCAAACTGCTTCGATCGTTTTGCCACAACGTGGACTAGTGATGTTTCTGGAGCGGATCTCAAACAATCTTGGATAGGATATGATTTTGGCGTCGTCCGTCGCCAAAACGGTCTCCAACAGTATTCAAACGAAGCTGATGCCGAAGCACGTAAGCATATTACCAGCATTGCAATTAAGCAGGGTGGCGCAGTTGAAAATTGGGTAGCTCGAGCTCGCGTCGAACGTAGTGACGACGGTGTTCGGTGGTTTGGCGTTGATGTGATCACAATTCCTAAAAATACTGATCGCAATATCATAGCCGTCAAGCAGAGTGTGCCGTCCAGAATGTGGAGACTGAAACCAGTAGACCCTGGTGTGGATCGCTGGATCATTGAGACACTCGAGCTGTTTGAATTCGTCCAGACCGATCTTGCCAATATTCAGGAAAGTCCGCTATTTCAAGAAAATCGGGATAGATCGTACTGCGTCAATCCAGTGAAAATGAAGATATATTACGACTTGATTGACATCAACACCGAGCTTGCTAGATTTGGAATTGATCTCCCATCAGCTACGCTTAGCATGACAGTTCACTTTGCTGAAACCGTTCGGTTATTGGGACGAGGAATGGTTATTGGAGATGTGGTCGAAATCCCGAGCGAAATGCAATTTACGCCTGATATGAATGTCGTGCGTAAGTACGTTGAAGTTAGCGATGTTAGCTGGTCAACAAAAGGTTATACACCAGGTTGGACTCCACTGTTCCAGCGAATTACTGCCAGACCAATGCTTGCCAAGCAAGAAACACTCGATATCATCGGATCCCTCGAGCCAAATATCGGCGAAGGTGGAGATGGGTTCAATTCTATTGACACAATCTTCTCAACTCAGCCATTCCAAGCTTCGCAAAAAATTCAAGCCGCTGCGGATTCAATGTCGCAGCAGCTTGGAATCGACGAACAGGCAATTGCAGATATTTCTGAGATCCCACCGACACAAGTCGCGGCCGCTGAGGCACACGGGATCAACCTCAGTAAGCTGACTAGCGACTACAAGGATAACGAGACAACCCGTACTGGTATGCCTCCTGCTGGGACAAAGCCAGAAATGTTTTCAACCGCTGACGAATCAGCAGGATTCCCAGCAAATCCCAAGAATAACCAGTACCACCGAGTAACGTACGAGTCAATAACAACAGATAAGATTCCACCACGACTCTACAGATACAGCAAAGCAAAGAATAGATGGATGTATCTTGAAACTGACGAGCGTTATGCACAACAATCTGGTAAAACCCGACTAAAATCATACCTCGTGGACACCGACAGAGCATCACTTGAGGATATAAAATGAAATTAGCAGCAATCCTAACCGAAACTAAGAATCTTGATAAGACACAATTTGCTACGTTTACCGAGGAAATCACACTTGAACAAGCAGCAACACTCGTAAAAACACACTGCCGTCAAAACGCAGCTCGTCCACTGTTTCGTGGGATGGGTGGGTCGTCAGTTCAAGCGATTGCCACTGATAGTTCACAAATCCAACGAACAAGTCGCGATAACCCAAACTACTACACGATGTTACTATCTGGTGGTTTGAATTCCTGGTCGAGATACCCGCCACGAAATCGGGCAACAATTTGTTCCGCAACTAAGGAACTTGCTCGTCAGTATGGTCACGGGGACTTTCACTACGTATTTCCTGAAGACGGTCTACGTTTTGCAATTGCACCAACGGGAGATATCTGGACATCGTTTGACAACATGATGTCATTGTTTACGTCTGATAACCCAAAGCTGCCCGATGCACCTGATGATATGACAGACTTTATGCTTCGGATAAAATCCAGAGGAGCATCGATGGGAGCAGCCGATTTCAACGCAGCACTGGACCTTCCTATGTCAAAGCTGTTTCAGCTTAAAGTCGCTGCTACAGGGACTGTTAGGAGCTTCCTTGAACGATATATGTCTCCAGAATTCAATGGATTTGGATTAGTTCCCTCCACCGCTCAGTTGCCATCAATAACAGGGAGAGACCGAGAAGTGTGGTTCTCCGGAAAGTCTGTCGCAGTGTTTCACGATAATATTGACGAGTTTTACAAGATAGTTAACCAATGAAATCCCAACCGTACTTTTACTCGCACCAAATTGAACGATACCTAATTCAGTTCACTAACATATTCTCCGGATTCACCGTTAAGGTTGGACTGGGTGACCGTGAGCAACAAATCTCTGTGCCAGTAATGTACGGCAGCATTGATAAAGTCGTCGCTTCAATTGCTGCTGGTAATACCCAGAACAAGCCCGTCCGTCTTCCTGTGATCTCAGCATTTATGACAGGAATAGAATTAGCTCCAGAATTGTACAAAGGCGTAGGGCAAGAGGAGCGGAGCTCGTATCTACCGAGTGGTGGCCTACTGCCTGATGACATTAAAGTAATTCATCGGTATATGCCTATTCCGTATACTCTAAAGACGGAAGTATTCGTGTTCGTCAGTAACCAGCACCAGCAGTTGGAGATATTAGAACAATTGCTGATCTTATTTGATCCAACATTGTTAATTCAGACAAATGACAGTAAGTTTGATTGGACAAAGTTAACATATGTGGAGCTAACAGCTGTTTCTCTGGAGGAGACCATTCCTGCCGGCGAACAAGAACGAAACATATTTGCTCGACTATCATTTGAATTCCCAGTGTGGTTATCACCACCAGCAAAACAAAAGACAGATTTTATCGAACGAATCTATACTCGTGTTGGATTGTCTGATGACATGGATCCTGAAAACGTATTAGCATTTTTCGATGGAACCCCGCTTGACTATATCAAAGTAGCAGACGCTGCCGAAATCTTCTCGCAACCTGAGTGAACGCAACCTGTTGAGCAGTACGGATTGTACCGGTTGGTGTGAATGTTGAACGTCACGAACTTGTTGCATTTGATACACCCAGGCGGCTCATTAATATTGTTAAGCACGCAGTAGATCTGCTCCTTAACGCCTCCGTCACACCAGTCGTACTGATCTTGAAAATATCGCCACGCCGCTTTATGGATCTGTGCATGAATTTCCCACCGTGGATTGACTACTAACCGCTCGCCCCTCTCTGTTAGGATCTTGCACTGCTTGAGGAGCTGCATTAGTTGCTCACTTGTAGTTGGTGCTGATGTTGGAACAATTATTCGCCTGTGCAGTGCATTCAGTTTTACTACCTTATCCCTGTTATGCATCCTGCGACCATTAGTCTGATTGCCAACCACTAAATTTGCCCACTGCAATGACCCGTCCACACCCCACTTATCAACATAGAGTTTAATCAGCCTATCCAATTCAGCCCGCCTGCTACACTGATCAATAACTTCAGTTGTGCAAGTGTTCCCGTGCGTTCGAATATGAGCTAACCACAACACCCCTGCACCAGTGGATTTATTGGGATCTGATTGAGTGGTCCATCCAAGGTATTTCAATCCAGTAACCTTGTGTGTCTTGACATACAAATAATACATTACACTAATCTAAACAATCGCCGCGTATTTACGTCGTTAGCGGTAGATAACACACCAGGCTCAATGTAAATAAAAGGTACTAATAAAGGACATCGATCATGGCATCTTTAGTTTCTCCTGGCGTAACCACGCAACTTATCGACGAATCACTATTCATCCCAAGCGTAGCCGACACTGTTCCGCTATTTTTCATCGCAACTCAACAGAACAAAAAGCAGCCTGATGGGGTCTCCACAGCACTTGGCACTGTCGAGCACAATGTTGTTCGTACTGTCACTTCGCTAAAGCAAAGCACAACACTATTCGGAGTGCCATCGTTCCTAACATCATCCAGTGGCGCAGCGCTACACGGAGATTCCCGTAATGAAGTTGGATTGTTTACATTGAACCGTTTCTTTGGACTTGGCAGTGTAGCGTATGTAGTTCGCGCCAACGTCAACTTGGATGATGAATATTTGTCAACATCTGCCGTGTGGACAACAAAGACGTCAGCTGCTGCAGCTGATCTATTCTCACTATCACAAGCGTACATCAATGCATACAACTTGCAAAATGGTTATCAACCGTCGGATGCTAGCTTTAAGACAACAATCACAAATGCAGAATTCACTACTTTTGTTAATCAAGTTATGGCTCCAATCTTTGCTGAAAATACGTTTGCAAAAACGGAATTTGACTTCTATGACAACAACTTGACTCCAGCACTAACAACATCCGGATTTCAAAACATAAGCTTCAATGGTGGTCTAGTTGGAGACACTTCAGCACTTCCAACTGGTCTTACTAACGATGGCACTCGATATGAGGCGACAATCGTCGTCAACGGGACACCAAGATTGGCTGCTTTTGCAGGAAATACGATTCAGGCGATTGACAATTTCGTCACCCAGTTGAATGGAACTCTTGGATCAGCTGCTACCGCTACGATCATCGGCGGAAATCTAAAGATCACGTCAAATGCGACAGGATCCAACTCATCTATCGCTATCAATGATAGCGGATTGTTCTCTGCTATCACAGGTTACGCTGGTCTTCAGTTGCCTGTTGGTGGGGTATCAGCTGATACAACGCTTGAAGTATTTGCAAATGGATTTAACCAACCAGCAACTGATGAGTATTACGGGCTAGCTGGGATTGCTCAACTCTGGTCGACTAACCCAGGTCTTGGCGCAACTGTTGGCCACAAAATGGAATGGACGCCATTCGAAGCTCAGACAACATTGCTCAATGCTGCAGCTGACTTCAAGGCAACAGCTGAATTCTCAAACAAGACGAGTCTCGGTGCATCAGATGTTGAAAAACGTCAAACAATTGTTACAGCACTCCAGGCAATTATTAACGGCAACACAGAAATTCGTTCAGAGTTGTACGAATTCAACCTAATCGTTTGCCCAGGCTTCTCTGAAGTTGTTGATGATATGCTAACACTATGCCAAGATATCGGCGAAGAAGCATTCGTCATTGGTGACGTTCCGTACACACTTGATCCAGAAGCTGCCGCAAACTGGGCTGTTGCACCAGCATCAGCTGCAAGTTCGCGTCGTGTATCTCGCAATGTTGCATACTACTACCCACACGGAATTGGTTCAAATATCGATGGCAACGACGTATTTGTTCCAGCATCCGCTATTGCATTGCGTACGTATGCGTACAGTGATCAACAATCTGAAGTTTGGTTTGCACCAGCTGGCGTCCGCCGTGGTACCGTTACTGGAATCTCACGCGTTGGTTACATTACTGGAACACTAGGTCAACCAACAACATTCGTTGATGTTGCTCTAAACAAGGGTCAACGTGATGCACTATATCAGTACTTCTCGAACATTAACCCAATTGCAAACCTTCCTGGCCGTGGTATTCTTGTGTTTGGTCAGAAAACTTCACAAAGCTATGCCAGCGCACTTGACCGTGTCAACGTTGCTCGATTGATTGCATACATTCGCCGCGAAGCTCGCAAACTTGGTTTTGGATTCTTGTTCGAACCAAATGATGCGATCACTCGTGGTAACTTCAAGTCTGCAATTGACGGTATGTTGAGTAACGTAATGATGAGCCGTGGTCTAGTTGACTACATCTCAATTTGCGACACATCAAACAACACAGCAGCTCGTATTGGTGCAAACGAAATGTACCTAGACATTGCATTGAAGCCACAGATTGCCGCTGAATTTATCATCATCCCAATTACTGTTAAGTCACAGGGCGCAAGCCTCGCCACTAGCTCTTAAACCAGCTTTTTAGTAAAAAGAGGAGCAAATTGCTCCTCTTTTTTCGTTGCCCACAATTGTTTCATGGACTATGATTGGAAATGCTTCGTGCACATTTTTACATAAAGGAACCTCCAAATGGCAAAGAAAAACGCTCCAGAAACTACTGCAACCCCAGCTGTCGAACCAATGATTACTGTTGATGGTGAATCATTCCCAATCAAGAGCCTATCTCCACAGATTCAGAACGCAATTGGACTATTGAACAAGTGGAATGCTGAAAAAACTGAAGCCGAACAAGTCGTTGTCAAGCTGCAGTACGCTGTCAATGCTCTCTCAGTTGAGATTGCAAAAGCAATCCAAGCTGACCAGCCCGCACAACAGCCCGAAGCAGAATAACTGCAACAGCATTACTAAAAACCACCTTTTGAGGTGGTTTTTTGTGCGACAAATGCACCATCCCCATAAATAGACACGTACTGACACTGAAAGTGTAACTTATCATGAAAATGACTCCACAAGTCCTATTAGAAATTGCTGGCCTACCCGCCACTGAGGAAGCAATTGCTTCACTAACTGAAGCAGCTAAGTCTTCGCCAGTGAAAGAAGGTATCGAAGATAAGCAAGGTGCATTGCAAGATCAATTCGATGATGCTATTAAAACGGTAGCTGATAAAGCCGTAGCTCGCAGACTACGTTCGAACTTTAATGCTGGAAATCGTGCTTTTTCAAGAGGATATGAAAACGATGATGATAACAAGATGGATGGTGGCCTTGATGAGATGGAAAATGCGGTCAAACAAGCAAAAAACACGGTGGATCATCTGTTAAGGAAGCAGCTGACACAGCCAGTAAATTGACCGAAGGAATGGGTGAGTATTCACCTTCTGCGGTTACATTCATTCCGCATCCAATTGACTTCCAGGATCCTGAGCATGGTGACCATATTTTAGATTTCATCGCCGAAGAAGGCAATAGCGAAGAATATTTATCATTTGATAATGGATTTCTCGTCCATCCACGAGACGCCAGTGCTTTCAAACAATTGATACGTAGATACTCAGAGCAATAGTATACAGAGTTGGTAAAAAGTCTCCTTCGGGAGACTTTTTCGTTGCCCAATCCCTAAAAGTCGGGGATAATTATCACATGAGTGGATACACCAACCCTGACCAAGATCAAGAACACGCATTAATTGTTGCAGAAAATGCACTGCATGCTGTTCGTCAGCAATTTGATTACCGCCCGTCTCTAACAGAGTGCGAACAGTGCGGGGAGCAGATTGATCCTCGCCGGATACTTGCAATCGGTAAGATTGGTTGCCGTAGGTGCATCGTATGTCAAGGTGAATACGATAAGCGTCCCAAGCAAAAAATTAAGATGCTCGACCGAATCTTATAAATACCCCGCAAACCGGAGTTATTATATGGATATCAACACAAAACGCAGAATGCTTGAAATTGCTGGAATGACAGGTGTAGTTCTAAAAGAAGCTAAAGTAAAGAAAACCACTGTTAAAGAAGACGCAGCTCAATCTCTTGAACAGCAATTTGGTGCACTTGGTCGTGCTGTTGTGGAGACTCTTGAAAGTTACAAAGGAATGGCTGTAGATCCAGAGATGGCAGGCGAACTAGACACAGCTGACATGAATCCAGATACATTGTGGGGATATGTTGAAGATATGATCGGCGACAACCTAGCGGAGATCAAAGATAGTGCTGAGTATAAGCAACTGTGCGCAGAACTTGCAGGGCAACACTCTCAGATGAATGTGGAACCAGAGCAGCGCATGCTAGACGTTTAACACAGTTTCCGTTTCGTATAAATTA